TTGCAAAACGCGCTGCTCAACCCCGGCTCGATAAACTGGTTGGTGTCCCCGACGTACCGGCAGAGTAAACAACTCGGCTGGGCGATGCTGAAAAGAACGGTGATGCCGGAGGTAATAAACAAAGTCAACGAATCGGAGTTAAAAATCGAGTTAAAAAACGGTTCAACGATAGAATTAAAAGGCTGTGATACCCCCGACGCTTTAAGAGGCGTGGGGGTTTCTTTTATTGTGGTTGATGAGTTTGCTTCAATTCCCGACGGAGAAATGGTCTGGAATGAAATTTTGCGCCCTATGCTTTTAGACACTAAAGGCCGGGGCCTTTTTATTGGCACACCGAAAGGGCTTAACGCTTTTTATACGATGTATGAAAAAGGCGTTGAGCTAAAAGACGGCTTCAGAAGTTTTCGTTTTACGAGCTACGACAATCCGTATTTAGACCGTAAAGAAATCGAGCAGATGAGAAAAGAATTGCCACCGGCGACGTTTCAGCAAGAGGTAATGACGTCGTTTTTGGTGTCAGACCAGGACACGTTAATCAAGCTGGAAAATATCGAGGCGTTAAAAGGCGTTGTTATTTATGACGAGTCAAAAATTTATCATATCAGCTGCGACCCGGCGCTTTTAGGCGGGGATGAGTGCGTGATCTTAGTCTTTGAGAACAGCAAGGTCATTGACCGCAAGGTGGTATTCACGAACGACACGCAGAAAATAGCTGTGGATATAGTGGCTCTTGCCAATAAATATGACGTGACGGGTGTTTCAATAGACTCTGTTGGGATAGGGAAAGGTGTTGCGGATGTGGCTGAGAGTTTACTACGAGAGCGCCCAATTAAAATATTAAAGATAAGCTCAGGTTCTGCCGCCAGTGACCCTGACAGGTTCGTTAATCTCCGGGCTGAAATGTGGTGGTACGTATGGGAGCAGATAAAGAACCAAAAAATTTATTATCCCGAGAGCATCGAGATCCGCAGGCAGTTATCCAGCGTGAGATACACGCTAGTCAATTCCACCGGCAAGATAGGGTTGGAGCCGAAGAAGAAGACCAAGATATTATTAGGCCGTTCCCCGGATGACGCGGATGCGTTTGTTTACGGGATCTGGGGGCTGCGGCATTTTGAGCCGCGCAAACAGAAAATATATGAGTTTAACAGAAATCCACAAAAATCACGACGCCCAGGTTACGGCTGGGAAGCAGGGGTGAGTTATGGCATATAAAGAATTGAATGTTCGAGAACAGGCAATAGACAACGATTTAACAGTCCAGGAGATCGAGTTCATCCAGCAGTTGCGGGAGAAAGTTACGAAGGATGACGCGGATAGACAGTCATGGAAGATGAAGTTGATAACAGCGGCCAATCAGCGGCTGGGGATCAAGCGCATCTCAAATTATCCTTATGAAGGTGCGCCCGATGTGCCGTTGCCGCAGACTGACAAACTCATCAAAAAACAAATCCCCAACCTTGTTTTATCCGCGTGGTCTATAAAAAACATGGCCAGCGTGCATATCGAATCCGGGATGCAGAAGAATCCCCAGGTTGAAAAACGGGTTAAGATGTCGGAGTTAGCGTTAAACCACGTTCTCCGTGAGAAGATGGATTTATTCAACAAGTTGGAGTTGGCTGCAGATTACGCGAAAGAGAAAGGTCATTGTGTTTTCAAAGTCGTTGAGGAGTTCAAGAAACGGACAGTCCACAAGATTATCGACCTGGACGATTACGATGATGAAATTATTACACAGTTAAAAGCTGCTAAGAACGCTGAGCTAGAGATGTTTCTGTCCAACCGTTACACTTTAGACCCGGAAGACGATGATGACAAAGAAACCATTAAAGACATCATTGACCAGTTCCGCAGGGGGGAGCGGATTATTGAATTTGATGTTTTGGAGGTCAGCTCCTTGCCGAATATCGAAATCCCTTTGCCGAGTTCTATCATTGTCCCGACCTACACAACTGACATTTCCCAGGCCGAAAGAATAACTCATGAATATTTCTTGACAGCTCACGAGTTAGACGAACGTATGCAGTCGGGGATGTATGCCAAGAAAGATTTAAAACATCTAAAGACAACAGATGACGACGATATTCTGACCAACCAAAAACAGCAGGCGGAAGGCACAACGCAGTTTAACCCTGATTTATATAAAATCCATGAGGTTTACACATGGTATAAGCCCGAAGGCGCTGACTGTTATGAAAGATGGGTATTCACGTTCCTCGCGGATGTAATGGCTCATGATGAAGCGTTACTGAGAAAAATCCCGTTTCCGTTCGAGTTTGACGGCTGGAATTTTGAACGGTTCGATAATGAACGCAAGGACCCTAGGCATTACAACTCACGAGGTGTCCCGGAGCAGGTTCGGGCATTACAAGAAACGATGGAGCGGGCCATCAACAACATGCTCATCAGGGATGAGTATAACAACAACCCGACATATGAGGTTTTAAGCACGTCTGAGATACTGACCCGCAATGGCGCGTTTGCTCCCGGCGAGTTAATCCCGGTGTCTACGTTAGGCGCGGAGATGCGCCGGACGGATGAGAAACAAATCCCTGATGTCAGTTCAGCTAATATTATTCAGATAGTCAAAGCATTTGTGGAGGAATATCAGGCGAGTTCGGATCAACTTTTCCGCAATGCTACTAATATAGGCGGGGGAAAGACTTTAGGCGAGATTGAAAAGGGCATGCAATTAAATCAGGGACCGATGACGGTTGAGGTTGTCCGCTGGAATGAGACATTGGGGAAAGTATATACAAAAGTCTACGAAATTATGAAAGAGCGTCTGGGCGATTCAATCTGGATTGAAGGCCATGAGATCACAAAAGAAGATTTCAATTTCCCCGTGACGGTTAAATCAAACGGCAGCCTTGAGGTATCAGACGCGCATCTAGCTACACAGAAAGCCTGGATGCGTCTACAAGCAGCGATCAGTATGCTGCCTTACAACGTGGCGGATATTGAGGATTTATACTTCAGTTACCGGGACTGGCTTGAGAAGGACGGGGTAAAAGACCCGGATGATTACTCAACACACCCGGCTGAGGTCATGCAAAGCAAATTGATGCAGTTACAGCAGCAACTCCAACAGGCACAGATGCAGCTTCAGCAGATGGGGAAAGAAGCGGCGAATAAACAAAAGACCGCTGAGAAGGCGAAGAAGATGTTTTCAGACAACCTAAACAAGTTTGAAGGGCAAATGGAGGCGGTGGCGTCATGAGAGTAATTATCGGGATAATTCTGTTTCTATCATTAACGGCGACTGTTTATGCCTATACGTTAGGCACGCCCAGTCCGACATGTCAGACAGATTGGACGTGTGTTAGCCATTGTACCAGTCGAGGGTATCAATGGGGGTACTGCAAAAGTATTTGCACATGGTGCCAATGAACATAAAAGAATTACAGCTAAATGAACGCGCGAAAATTTTAAACAAGAAACTGACCGCGTGTCGAAGTGTCAAGAGGGTCCTGACGCAGAAGGGTTGGCGAGAGGTTCTGCAGCCGTTGCTGGAGGCGATGATAAACGATGTTGTCGGGTATAAGCAAGGCAACAAATATATAAATGGCGCGTTGTGCAAGCCACAAGAAATCAATTATGAATACTTCATTGGTTACAAACAAGCTCTGATGGACTTCAACAATCGCGCCTGGAATTACGTTGACAGTATGGGGATGATAAATCAACAGATTAAGAATCTCGAAGCGCAAGCGAGAGGCGAGGAGAAGTATATCAACCCAATGATGGAGGGGCCGTATGCGGCAGAAAGTTAAAAAAATTATCAACTGGACTATTGTCGCGCAATGGGATGATTGAAAGGGAATCAAAAATGAGCAAGCAGGGGATGGAATACGATGACGTCCGTAAACGTATCACGCGGTTAGAACGGACAGCCAAGAACAAGCAGTTGAAAGACAATTTACAGGACAGTCTCATTAACCAGGCCAGGATAAGGCATGGTGAGGGCGCGGCGGTAGAGTTACGCCGGGAGTTAAGCCACAAGAAGTCAAAATATTTTTAGTCGTTTCTGCGTAACGAACAAACGCTGGAGAGCGCAGGCTCTTAAATAACTGGGGAGGGCATCATGGTAGAACAAAAGCAGGCTGTCGTCGAGGCCGAGGAACAGAAAACCGAAGAAACGCAAGAGACTGAGCAGCAAGAGACTAAGCAGCAAGAGACTGAGCAGCAAAAGACCGAGCAGCAAAGCGTTGCTGAGGACAAGATTGTTCCCAAAGTCGATGAATCCGGCGAAGAAGGTAAAACTTCATCCGACCAGGAGAAAGACGCCGACTCCAAACAGGATGATGGGGAGATAGGGGAGGAGTTGTCGCTTGAGGATTTCGACGAGTCTTCGAAGGAATCTGAACCCGAAGAAAAGTCGGGGTATCAAAGAAGGATTGACGGGTTAATGGCAAGAGTAAAAGCGGCAGAAGACGAAGTCGCTTTGTTGAAGAAGCAGAGAGGAAATGATGATGTAGAATATACCGATGAGCAGCTTAGCAGGGCTTGGAGGAAAGGAGTAGAGGAGCAAAATGCTATCTTGCAAGAGGAGGTCATAACTGCTCGCCTCAAGAAAGCCCAGAAGGAAGCCATCGAAGGCGAAAGAAAGCGCCAGATGGAAGCCATAGAACAGCAGAA